CCGTCCTTGATCGCGATATCGCCGTAGACGTAGCAGGCGTACTCCTTGCTGTAGCCCACGTAGTCGATCGTCGACACGGTTTTGATGCCAAACAGCTGGTCTTTCATGAGTTTGTCCAACTGCTGGCCGCTGCCGGTGAACATGGCCCCTGCCGCCATGCCGAGTAGTCGCTTTTTAAATTCGCTCGCCGCCGACAGCTGACCGCTTGTGAAGGTGTTCTTCACGCTTTCGGAGTCGTGGGGGAAGTCCACACGCAGGTAGTACCAGGACTCATCCGTCACTTCGTTGCGCTGGAAATACAAGGCTTGCGGGTAGCAGTTGGCGATCTCTACAACGCTGCCGGATTGCTGCAGTGCTTTCTCGCGTTGTTGCGCCTGGTTGAGCAACTGATCGTCGTGACTCTCGCTGTCTTCGATGTCCTGCATCGCCCTGTTGAATTTTTCCATGTCCAGCTTGAACCAGTAGAGACGGCTGCCGAAGCCCAGGTGAAATTCGCCGCGCTTGTTCCAGTCATACATCAGCAGCGCCTTTTCGGCCGCGCTCTCGGCCAGCAGCAAGGCGCCCAGGTGGCGCGCTTGCTTGAGATCAGCCGCGATCTGATCTACTCGCTGGCTTTCGTCGTCGATGAATCCCCAGCGTTGGTGCAGGTCGTTCCAGTCCGTCTTACGGCCGTCGCGGAGCGGGATCTGTGCGGCTTCGCAGACGAAGCCCAACGCACGTGCCTGGCGCACCCAGCGCTTGGTATAGACGTGAGCCCCAGGCTCGTTATCCAAGGCCCAAACCAGCTTCGGGAGATTGCCCTCTCGATTACGAGCAAGGGCCCGCAAGGATTCTTCAGGGAAGGCGTTTGAGGACATGGCTGACACCGCGGCGCGGTCGTTGTGCACCAGCGCGATCGCATCAAAGATGCCTTCCACGATCCAGATTTCTTTGACCTCGAGCAGGTCAACGCACGGTGGGCACCACCACACGCCTCGATAACTTTCTCCCGGTTTAAACCTGGCCTTCATTTTTCCGAAGCGGTGCGGTTGATCAATCAGGCGTTCCCACCAACCACCTTTTTCCAAGGCAAAGCGCACAGTGGCGCTACCGGCGTTGAACTCGGCTGAGTAGAACGTTTCCTGAGTGAACCAGCCTTGAATCAGTTCAAGTCGAAAGCCCCGGGCAAATTCCAGGTAGGCGCGAGCAGTCGCGGTAGGGTGCTGATCGGTTGCCGGTGCGCGTTTGCTCCAGTCCTCAAATAGGTCGTCGTAGAGCTCTTTCACGTGCAGCGTATGGCCGCACTTTTCCGGTCGACCGCAGATAATCATCCACGGTGTATCGAACCGTGAGTACAGCTCTTTTTTCCGGCATTTAGGGCAGGTGCCACCACGCATGTAGTCCGTGCCGGTCCGGTGTTTCAAACCGTAGTCGGACTGGAGGCGCTGCAGCACATCATGGCGGAGATCTTCTCTCATGGTTATTTCACTGCTTTGAGGCTGAGGGTGAGGGCGCCGATCAGGTGTTTCTGAGCGGCCATCACCGGGCTGTTGGCGAGGATCGATCCGTGGCGTAGGCCATCGGGAATCAGGCGGTATTGATCTGCGTACCAGAGGTCATTGAGGCTGAGGCGGTATTGCTCGCGCAGGTTGGCCAAGAGCGCTTGAGCCTGATCGGGCGTCAGTTTTGCGTTGATGTTCATGGCGTTTTCCATCGTCAAACCTCAATTTCGGGCGCAGCTCACCCAAACCCACTGGAGTGGGGCAGGCGGGTTTATTGGTTGGGGGTTACGGTGCGGCTACGCGGAAACGACCGTTGTCCGGTGCGTTGAGAATGCGTTCGTAGATCAGGCTGACCGGGACGGCCCAGGCGTTACCGGTGGCCGGGTCGATGATGACGGTGTGCGTTGAGGTGCTGCTGACGACGTCCAGACGCTGCCGATCGCGGACCGCCGACATATCGCTGCAGGCCAAATGCACCAGCTTTTCAGCAGTCTGAGTCAGCACGTCGTAATCGCTGACCAGGTGCTGCACGGCGCGGTCGAACAACTGCTGATCGTCGCCCAGGTGTTCGCAGTGGTGTCGTTCCAAGAACACGAGCGCGGCGGCTTTGAGCACGTCCTGATATTCCTGTACTGCAGGCAACTGAGTCATTTGCATTTCCCCGCTTTCGAAGCGTGCAGTTGGATGACCGCCAGAACCTCGGCGTGCCTCGCGGCCAAATGCAGGGTATCGGCATGAAGGATGGCTTCAGCCTCGGTTTCGTTGATGGTCCCGTCTTTCAGTGCCTCGGCAATGAGGTGGTCGACGGTGCCCTTTTTAGCGGCTGCCTGGACGCATCGGGCGTACATCTCGACGTTGTCCAGCGAGTCAGGTTCGGCTACAGGAACAAACATGCCGGCATACATGGCTGCAATGTATTCGGGTAAGAAAGTCGTACCTGCCTCGAGCTCGAGCTGATAGATCTGATCGTCAGTCAGTGGACGGCTGTTGTTGTTCTCATAGGCGTGGTTATCGAACTTCTTGAGCGCCAGACCGATGCGAGCCGCTGCGCATTCGCGGCCACCTGGATAGCTGCAGATGATCGCGCTGACCACTTGGCGCCGAGTTTTTAGAACTGAGCTTTTCATGTTCTGTTTTCTCCCTTGGCCCAGTGCCATTACTGTTCGATTACGCCGTCTTTGATGCCAAGCAACACGGCGGCGCGATGTGCCTCCCCACGGCGACAATGGCTCTGTCCACTCAGCACCGCGTATACGGTGCTGGGGTTCAGATCATGCAAGTCAGCAAAATTTTTTGCGGTCTGACCGCGCTTCTCTAAAGCTTCACGTGCTAATTGGCGGGCTTGCTCGGTGATGGTTGTGTTGGGCATAGTGCAGATCCGTGCAGTTTCATGTGGTGTGAGATGCACAATGATGCACTTAGATGCATTTGTAAATATAAGAGATGAATAATTTTGCACCTTTCCGAAGAGATAGGCTCCCGACTGCAAGAAGAACGGAAGCGCTGCGGTATGACGCAGAACGAGATTGCAGATGCGCTCGGGATTGCCAAACGTACCCAGGCAAACTACGAAGCAGGAACCAGTGATGCAACGGCGTCGTACTTGAGTAAAGTTGCGAGTCAATTCGGTTTTGACATCCCCTACATCCTCAATGGCTTGCGTTCGACTTTGGCCGAGCATGCTCTGAGCGACGTTGAAGATCGCCTTGTAAAGCAGTTCAGAAACATCACGCCATTCGACCAAGAGGCTATCCGCCGTTTCCTTCAGGCCATGGCTGATGACGCTGCCCGACGTGGGAATTAACTTGTAACAAAGCCCTTGCTCCATATGAGGTCTTCCTGAGCCTATGACGTTTTTCGCCCCGATATCGTCGATTCAGCAATGCACCTTATGGAGTAGTAAGCATGTTGGATCGCAAGAACAACGAACGCGTTTGCGTCGGAACCACGGAATTTGAATTACTCGGCCTGACTCAAATTGAGCGTCGTCTCATCCGGCTATACCGCCTGTTGAGTGAGCAGGAGCAACTTCAACTGCGACGGCTGTCGGAAGTCCTTTCTACCAATCCAGACGACCCCGTCGGCACCTGATATCCCTTCCCGTTAACTGATCGCCGACACTTCTGAGTCGGCGGTTTGCGCCTCACGCCACCGCCTGTGATCCAAGCTGCTCAAACAGCTCCCGCTGTTTCGCCCTGGGCAAGTCCCGTAAATGGTCGAACAACATTCTTTCGAATGACTGAGCCGATGGGCTCAACGTGTGCGAAAACGTCAAATTCGCGACCCAGGTGTGCCCGCACTTTGCGTCCAGGCACTGGCAGTACAGCTTCGCGAAATCCGTGGAAAGCTTCTCTCTGGAAGCGATCCGGCCTTTGTGTCCGCATTTGCATTCAACTCGCATTGTGTCCCTCCCCAGGGCTGCCAATCGCTATTAGTTTGCCACAATATGTAGTGGCAATCTCTTAGCTATGCACTTGATGTAGTGGAATCAACTGGAATTTGTGCTTCTGTCCAGCTGATTCGCCTGTCTGATCTCAGGGCGTTGTTGACTTGACTGAACAGCTGGCAGATCGGCCGAATCTCGTTGCTGGTGTACAC